GCACCCCTATGGTCGACGAGAATGAGGTCAAGCGCTGGATAGCTCGCCTTGAAACAGAAGAATCGAGCTGGACAAACTATGAGAAACTGGCGGCGCTCTACATTATCCGTAACGAGCACGGCGGGGAGCAACTGCAGGCGAAAGTGCCTCCAATGCTGTATTCTGCAGAGCCTGCGCCGGCCAAGAAAATAAAACGCTCTAGCAGTGAATTTTTGAAAGCGGTTGGGAATGTAGCGCAGGATAGGGCGTGGGAAGTTATGGACGAGCTTATGGACACACTAAAAATCGTCAATGAGAAAGCTTATAACAGCGTCCTAAAAAAACTAACCTAAATCGCTACTACTAACACGTTACTAACAAAGTTAATCTTGGCAAAAATAAAAAAGTCCGGGAACCCTTGAGATTCCTGGACTTTTTTGGTGGAGACTGCTGGACTCGAACCAGTGACCTCCTGCGTGTGAATTATAATCGTTTTGAATATATAAGCACAAAAGTTAATAAAAATAACAACATTTGTTGCGATTTTGCAACTTTTCGCAGAGCAATTTTGCACGGGCTTGCCTTGGCTCCCGTAGGTAACTAACAAACTACTAACAAATTTTCGCCTTTTTAACGGCCTGCACCAATTCCTCCGCTGACGTATGGACGTATATATTTGCGGTAGTGGAGTAGTTGGCGTGGCCGAGGATCCTCTGTAGCGTCTCCGGAGCAATCCCCGCTTTTCTCGCCCAGCTTGCATAGGTGTGCCGGGTGGAGTGCGGCGTTTTGCGCTGGATTTTTAATTTTTCCAAAAGCGGGTAATAATCCCGGCGGCGGAAGTTTGCTGGGATTTTTTCCCCAGCATAGCCGGATATGAGCAGTGGGCCGGTAGCCTTATTTGCAAAATAGGCAAAGTATGGGATCCCTTCGGGGCGGATTGGGATGATCCTGTTTCGCCCAGCCTCCGTCTTTTCACCGCCGACCACATAATCTTTGTGATAATCTTTAGCCGGTAGGGAAAACAATTCCCCTATGCGCATTCCTGTGTAAATCAGCATGAGGATAATTTTTGCGGTGTCGCTGCCGTCCGCTTCCAGCTTGCTTATTTCAGCATCGGTAAATGTTTCTTTTTCTTTTTTTGTGTTTTCGGGGAGCTGGACGAATTCTGCAAAATTTGTTGTGATGATCTCCTCGCGCATGGCCCATGTGGACATCTGCGTTATGAGTTGCTTATACTTGGACACAGTGCTATGGGATTTATGCATATGGGCATCCAGTACGCCCTGGAAATCCGCCGTTTTTAAGTCCCGGAACTTCCGGTCGTGCAGCGGCGCAAAAATTTTAAATGCGCCGTCATAGCCTTCTATACCGTTTGGCCCTATTTTTTTGTAATGCTCCTCTTTCCAAGCGTCAAACACCTGGGCAAAGGTCATGTTGTACCGCTCCGTTAAATCCTTGCCTGCAAGACGTTCCAGCGCCGCTATAGCATCTTTTTTGGTGGGGTAATATCCTATAATGATTTTTTGCTTTGCAGCCACCCAGGGCCTGCGTCGGCGCCCGGCGAGCTTATACACTGTCCCGGTTCCGTTGGCCCTCCTCATTGCTTTTCCCATTTTTATCCTCCTACCCTATATTTTTATCAGTTTGATGGTGCCTGTAATATCGCAGCGCATTAATCAGAGAAGCAATGATTACACCGACGCCCACCGCAAGCAGAGCAAATAGCATCCAGCCGATTGATGTAATCTGCCCGTTGCGGATAAGCCCTGTTTGCGGGACGCTTGAATCAAACGCCAAATATCCAAATATTATGGATACGGCAATTGACAGCGAAAACGCCAGGATATACACCCAAATTTGCAATACGCGCTCCTTTTTTTCGTGCTTTGCCACTGATCCGGTCAGCTGCTCCATGCTGCCCTCCAAGTGCGCAATGCGTAGGGCTGCGCTATGCTTTGCATCTGCATCGGCCATTGCTCTGTGGGCCTCTGCCAGCTGCTCCTCCGTGGTTAGCCTCTTTACGATACCAAAATACTCATCTATAGACACACCGAGGGCGGCGCATATAAGCCCCATTTTGTATAGGCTTGGATCCTTTGACGACGCAGAAAAGTAATTGCTGATCGTGGACGATGACAGATCTGTTAAATCGGCTAAGTCTTGCGTGGTAAGATGCTGGTCCTCTTTTGCATCTCTGCAAATATCCTGCAAAGTTTTTTCCATTTCTTCCCCTCCTGCCTTATTTCGGGCAAACCTCTCCGTTTGTTTTTATCTGCTAATCGTATATTATCCGGTTTTTGGATTGACTTGCCAAACAACAAACTGATACTGTGGGTATGCGGCCAAGAGCCAGTGACGGCGATAGGCGGCAAAAAATCCCCACCGTCCGGTGCGGGGGCGGTGGGGACTATATGAAATAATCTTCTGTGGATTTCACTTAATCCCCAATAGCTTGCCGACTTTTCTTTGCCGCCCCGCCTTTGTTGTAGGAATTCCCGTTGCTTTTGCAATCTTGCGTTTTGCGCTGGTAATTCCAAGCGCACGTTTCCAGCTAAAGGAAAGCCCTGGTATTTTAAAGGAAGATTTTTTAGCCATTTCTAATTATGCTCCTTCTTAAAAATTTTTTTATATTGTTGCCCTAAACTGTGCAACAAATGCCATATTTTGACTATAAGTAGATAAACCGAAAGGAGAAATAATGTGGATTGGAATCAGAAAAGTATAAAGATGGAAATTGTAAGCTATAAAACGAAAAATAAATGTGGCACAATAAGGGAAAGGCTCAAAGAAGAAATCCTCACGCTTACCGATACACAGGCGGAATATGTGCTAAGGAGGTTGCAATGTTTACTGCACGAAAAGAATTAAATGATCTGCTTCCCACTCCCATTGCTGGCGCTCGACTTCCGTCAAGTGCTTGTCGTTGGTGCTGGACGGTCTAAAAGTATATCTCATAGTATCGCCTTTGCACTTAAAACAATCGGCAGCAGTTTCTCGCACTGCTCGTCCGTCAAATCATTAAGAGCATCCATCAAAGCCTTTTTTGCTTGGCTCCCGCCCTCGATCTCCGGATCGGGGGCTTTTTTTGCGCCCTCCGGCGGCAGGACGGGCAGTTCATCCCCCATCAATGCTTCTACCGTTATGCCGAAATAATTTGCAATTTTTTGCTGTGTTTTAGGATACGGAATGGAAACACCTTTTTTCCAGTTTAAGACGCCCTGGTTGCTGACGCCAATTATTTGAGCAAAAGCGTAAGGCGAAAGACCCATTTGATCCAAACAATAACTAAAGTTTTGTGCAAATGCCATAGAAATTACCCTCAAAACTTGTGCACTTTGATACTCAACTCTTTATTGACTTTTGCTCAAGACTTGAGTATAATGGGTATCGTGGACAGGCAATAAAAGGCCGCACCATCCCTTACAAATTGAGCTGGCGTTAGTCAAATGTTGTAGCAAACTTAGAGTAACACCATTGCTCCAATTTGTCAAGAAAATAATCAAATTTGGAGGTGAAAAAGTGGGACTGAAAGAAAACCTTGTGCGTTTGCAGTCCGAAAGCGGCGAAACAAACTACCGTCTTGCAAAGGAGATCGGAGTTTCTCAAACGTCCGTAAAGAACTGGCGGGACGGGGTTACGCACCCATTCCCGCGACACGTAAAAGCCATCGCGAAGCACTACGGCGTGAAGGTGGAGGAACTGATGGGGACAGACAAGGAGGAGGCAAGCAAATGATCGAAACCATGACGCTGCACCAGGCATCGAAGTATCTTAGAGATAAAGGCTTGAGCCTTTGTTCTGACACTCTGGCCGACGGCCTGGAGCAGGGCGTGTACCCCTTCGGCGTGTGCATCCGCACCGACCGCAGCCGGGTATTTCAGATTTTTAAAAAGAAGCTGGATGCGTGGATTGCGGAGCGGGAGGAGTAAACATGACCAACCAAGAATACAGGGCGCTGGAGGATGCTTTTCTGGCACGGCACGATGCGCTGTGCGAAGAGAAGAACCCGCTGGAGTGCGATTGTCCGGCCTGCCCCTGCAAGGGTATGTGCGACACGCTGTGCGCATATGACCCGGCGGATCTATAAGCAAGGAGGAGACGGAATGACGCTGACATGGGCGCTGGTGTATCTGGGAGCCGGGACGGCGGTTTACGGCTTCATGCGGCTGCTGGAGCGGCTGGAGAAATAAGGGAGATGGTGGAGGCTTGAAGGACTGGAGCAGATGCCGGGCGTGCCGGTACGGAATGACCGGGCCGAACCGGATGTGGGCCTGCAACTACGCAGAGATGGTGGGCAAGTGCAAGCCCCGGCCCCTGTGGGACGAGGAGGGCAAGTGCCGGAGCTATCAGCCAAGGAGGCGACGGAAGAAATGCGGGTATACCGCTACGTGACGAAGGACAGGTACCGGCTTCCGGTGGCGCAGGCGGACAGCATGGGAGAGCTGGCGGCGCTGATCGGGCGCAGCTATGGAACGGTTCGGCGGGCCATGGAGGCCGTGTACCGGGGGCAGAGGACAAGCGGCCCCTATGAATACGTAGATCTAAGCGACGAGGAGGAAGAAGAGGATGTATTTGTGCCAGTATTGCGGCGAGGTGTTTGACGAGCCGACGGTGGATGAGGAAAAGGACGTGGGATACCACGGACTGAGCTGCCCCCGGTGCGGCGAGGCGCTGGGGCCGCTTTCGGAGCTGGAGGCGAGGCCCTGCCCCCTTTGCAGCGGGTGGCGCTGGAAGAACGATGCAGCCTGCGGGACGTGCCGGGAGAACACCCGGCGGCGGTTCCGGTGGCTGATGAAGGCGGGCTTCGGGCGGACGGAGATGGAGGTCATCGACCAGCTGCTGGAGGGAAACAGCCTGATGGACGTGATCGGAGAGGACAAGAAGGAGGAGAAGGAGAAATGCTGAAGCCTTTTAACGAACTGGTGAAACTGGATGTGCGGCCCCTGTGCGGTTTTCGGGACGCCAAGGACGAGCGGGGGAACACGGTGAAGGTGCCTTATCTGGGCTGGGCCAACTGCGTGAAACTGCTGCACGAGAACGGAGCGGAGAGCGTTTGGTACGCTCCCCGGCGCTGCCCGGAGACCAACAGCTACCTGTGGCCACAGGCCAAGGTGACCACCAGCAAGGGGAGAGTGACGGAGTGCTGGTTCGTGTCGGTGGAGATCCACATTGACGAGAACGTCTTTTCCTACGATATGCCGCTGCTGAATGGGTCGCTGGTGGTGTATGAGGACACGCTGAACCAGCTGCGGATCAACAATGCGCTGGCCAGAGCCTTTGTCAAGGGCGTGGCGGTGCGGACAGGTCTGGGCTTTGACCTGTGGGCCGCCGGGGACGGCGACGACGGGGAGGAGGATCTGTCGAGGCACAGCATCTACGCCGTGAAAGAGCGGCTGGAGCAGCTGATCACCAGCAAGGAGCAGGGGGGACTTTCCCACCGGGATCTGCTGGCGCAGCTGGGCATCAACGACAAGCAGATGGCCACCATGATGGGGTGGTTCGACAAGCTGGGGAGCCTTGAAAAGGCGGTGAGCCGACTGTGATCCACGACCACGACCGCAGCGGCTGGATCGGGGCCTCGGACACGTCCAAGGTCATGGGCCGGTGGGACACGGAGACCTTCCGGAAATGGTGGAGCGTGAAGCTGGGCATCCGGCAGGAGACCTTCACCACCCCGGCCATGCAGGCGGGGACGGCCTATGAGGGGAAGATCCTGGATGCGCTGGGCATCCGCACCAGAGACCGGCAGGTACGCATCCACGGGCTGCGGCTGCGGGTGAACTACGACGGAGAGGATGCCCGGCTCATCACGGAGGTCAAGACCCACAGCAAGGCGGAATTTCGGGTGAGCAAGGCATACTGGCAGCAGTGTCAGGTGGAGATGCTGGCAAGCGGATGGGGGCTGCGGCGGCGGAAGGAGTGCCGCATTGCAGCCTACCGGATGACGGAGGCGGAGCTTCAGAACTACTTCCTCCCCATCGACATGGGGCGCATGAGTTTTCATCCCATCCCATATGACGAGGAATGGGTGGAGCGGGCGTATCTGCCGAGGCTGCGGTATTTGGCAAAGTGCCTGAAAACGGGGCAATGGCCCAGAGAGGAGGCGGTGCAGCCATGACGGAGGTCAGCGTGCTGGAGGCCAAATGGATGCAGGACGGGGCGGGAGACTGGCTGTGCCTGCGGGTGCCGACGGCGCTTTCCGCCATGGACGTGGTGGACGGGATCCAGCCGGGGAAGGAGTACCGGGCGCAGATCAAGCGCAAGGGCCGGAGCCTCGATGCCAACGCCTACTGCTGGGTGCTGATGGACAAGCTGGCGGCGCATTACGGGGCCACCAAGGAGGGCATCTATCAGGAGGAGATCCGGCAGATAGCCGGGGTCAGCGACATCGTATGCGTACAGGAAAAGGCGGCGGACGAGCTGATGCGCCGGTGGAGCGGACGGGGGCTGGGATGGATGGCGGAAAAGGCACCCAGCAAGATCTGCGGCTGCGCCAACGTAACGCTGTGGTACGGCTCCTCCACCTACGACACGGAACAGATGTCACGGCTCATTGACCGGGTGGTGGAGGACTGCCGGGAGGCGGGGATCGAGACCATGACCCCGCAGCAGCTGGCGGCGCTGAAATCCCAATGGGGGGAGGCGCAGCCCATTGGATGAGAAAGAAATATGGCGACCTGTCCCAGATTATGAGGCAGTCTATGAGGTAAGTAATTTCGGGAGAGTTCGCTCTTTAACGAGAACAAGAATGGTAAATAACTCTCATGGCGGGGTTTCACCAAGAACCGACAGGGGGCGCTTGTTGGCACTTGGAGATAACGGAAATGGATATGTATTTGTCCAGTTCCGTAGCAATGGAAAGCGAAGAAACTACTATGTGCATCGGCTCGTTGCAGAGGTTTTCATCGGAAAACCGGAGAATGGCGAGTTTGTCGTTGATCACCTTGACCATAACAGACGAAATAATTATGCGGGTAATTTGGAATGGGTCACGCAAAAAGAGAATATTCAAAGGTCAAAGGAGTTAATGCGCCACCCGAAGAAAAGATGCATGATTTCATCCACCGGTGAAAAATACATTTCCCGCTACAAGGATGGCTATCGGGTGAATATCGGGTGGGCAAATGTGTGTAAGCAGTTCAAAAAATTAGGGGATGCTGTTTCATACAGAAACGAGGTGATGCAAGGTGCCAGATGAGAGACGCTGTTTTTTATGCGGAAGAAATGGGGCGGGAGACCCATTAGACCGGCACCATTAGCCACATCTTCGGCGGGGCGTACCGCAAGAAAAGCGAGAAATACGGCCTTGTGGTGTATTTGTGCCACAGGAGGTGCCACATCTTCGCACCCAGCGCCGTACACCAGAGCGCAGGGCAGATGCAGCGCCTGAAGCGCTACGGCCAGTTAAAGGCCATGGAGGAGCAGCGCTGGACGGAGGAGGACTTCCGGCGGGAGTTCGGGAAAAGCTATTTGTAAGGATCGATAGGGAGGAACGGAGATGAAGCACCTCGGCGATATTACGAAAATCAGCGGTGCAGAAATTGAGACCGTGGATATTATCACGGGCGGATCGCCGTGCCAAGATCTGAGCATTGCAGGAAAACGCACCGGATTGGCGGGTGCAAGGAGCGGATTGTTCATGGAGCAGGTCCGCATCGTAAAGGAGATGAGAGAGCATGACAGAAAGAGCGGACGGACAGGTGACATGGTCAGACCTCGGTTTATGGTCTGGGAAAACGTGCCAGGAGCCTTCAGCAGCAACAAAGGGCGAGACTTCGCGGCAGTCCTCGAAGAGATCATCCGCATCGCAGAGCCGGAAGCCCCCGATATTGAAGTGCCTGAAAAAGGATGGCCAACTTGGGGGGGCTACCACGACGAGGTGGGAGGACGATGGAGCGTGGCTTGGCGAGTGCATGATGCGCAACACTGGGGAGTCCCCCAACGCCGCCGCCGTATCTCGGTTGTCGCAGATTTTGGAGGTGACACCGCAGGAGAAATACTCTTTGAGCGCAAAAGCGTGCCAGGGCATCCTGCGGAGAGCGGAACGGCGCGGGAAAGACTTGCCGGAAACGCTGAAAGCGGTGCTTCTTATGCAGTCCGAATCATGGGGGGCTGTGACGGAGGAGGAAAAGGCGCAGACGCTGAACACCATGCACGATGCCCAGGCGGTGATGTGCCTGAACGATCAGGGCGGGAATGTGATGGGCGTGAGCCATGATGTTTCCGGGACGCTGAGAGCACAGGAGCATGGGCACCAGCCCTCCATTCTGGATATGAGCCCTGCTTGCGACGTCATCCGAGACTGCGGCGAGGTCAGTCCAAGTCTGCAAGCAAGAATGGGCACGGGCGGCAACCAAGTGCCGCTGACGTACCAAGATGTGACAGGTACGCTTTCCCCCGGCGCTCATGCCGGGAGCTATAACGGGCAGGATGCTTATAACGATATGCTGGTGTGCGGGGCAACACCGGAGGTGGCACACGCACTGCGGGCAAAGGCTGCCTGCGCATACCGGGAGGACGCGGAGACATACCCGGTGCAGAACATGGTGGTGCGACGCCTGACCCCGATGGAGTGCGAACGGCTGCAGGGCTACCCGGACGGCTGGACAGACATTGGCGAGTGGATGGACAGCAAGGGCAAGCGTCACAAGGATGCGGACAGCCCCCGGTACAAGGCATTGGGCAATTCCATCGCCCTGCCCTTCTGGGACTTCCTGGCAAAGCGTATCAGCGCGCAATATCTTCGCCCTGTCACGATGGGGAGCCTGTTTGACGGCATCGGCGGCTTTCCGCTGGTGTTTGAGCGGCACAACGGCAAGGGTACGGCGCGCTGGGCAAGCGAGATCGAAGAGTTCCCCATCGCCGTGACGAAAAAATGGTTTGGAGAGGAATGACATATCCCCCCATTACGCATGATCCCCAGCATTACATATCTGTGACAGCGCAGTGGAACTGCTATAACAACGCTATAACAACGAACACAACAAGGAGGATGCAGGAATGGACAAATTGCTTTACACCAAGCGGGAGGCGGCAAAGCTGCTCTCCATCAGCGAGGACACGCTGGACGAGCTGCGGCGCAGCGGGAAGCTGAACGGCTACCGGATCGAGAGAGGGAACCCCCGTGTGTACTTTCGGCCGGAGGAGCTGAAGCTGTTTGCGGACGGACTGGAGGTGGCAGTATGCTGAACAGGATCGTACTTATGGGGCGGCTGACCAGGAAGCCGGAGCTGCGGCGCACCCAGAGCGGCGTGGCGGTGACCAGCTTTTCGCTGGCGGTGGAGCGGGACTATAAGGATGCCGAGGGGAACCGGGAGACGGACTTCATCGACGTGGTGGCATGGCGGGGGACGGCGGAATTTGCCGCCAAGTATCTGGACAAGGGCCGGATGGCGGCGGTGACCGGGTCGCTGCAGGGCCGCAGCTGGCAGGACAAGGAGGGAAACAAGCGGCGCAGCATGGAGGTGCTGGCTGACAGTCTCTACTTTGCCGACAGCAAGCGGGAGGAGACCACCGGACGGGGCGTGGATGTGTCGGCGGATGACTTTCAGGAGGTCGAGGACGACGGCGACCTGCCCTTTTAACGGGAGGGCCGTGGGATGGAGCGAAAGCAATTTACTTGGTACCGGAGCTACTACGACGCACTGAAGGAGATCCCGGCGGAGGAGTTCCGGGCCATCGTGCTGGCGGTATGCGCCTATGCACTGGACGGAGAGGAGCCGGAGCTATCCGGCGTGGCCAGGGCCATTTTCACCCTGATCCGGCCCACGCTGGAGGTGGGCCGCAGCAAGGCGGAAAACCGCAGCCGGGCGGAACAAACGGTACTCTCCGCCGAACAAACCGGCAGCAAGCCGGAACAAACGAAAAACAAACCGGAACAAACGCAGAACAAACGAAAACAAACCGACAACAAACCGGAACAAACCCGCAAGGAGAAAGAGAAGGAGAAAGAGAGAGAGAAAGAGAGTGAGAACGATAGTTATTGCTCCCCCCCTCCCCCCTCAGCCCCCAAGCGCTTTGTTCCGCCCACGCTGGCAGAGGTGCAGTCCTATGTGGCTGAACGCCAGTCACCCGTAGATCCGCAGGGCTTTATCGATTTCTACGCATCGAAAGGGTGGATGGTCGGCAAGACCCCAATGAAAGACTGGAAAGCGGCTTGCCGAAATGCAGAGACGTGGGAGCGGTGGAGCAGGACGGAAGCCTCTGCGCCGCCCAAAAATGGCCTTGCACAGGCTCTGACAGACCGGCAGATGGAAAAGTACATGGGATGGTGAGAGGATGGCCGGAGGACACGCAAAGGTACACGTGCGATGCCCCTATTACAGGACAGACAACGGCTCCCAGCGCATTGTGTGCGAGGGGGTGCTGGCGGACGATCCGGTGGTCAGCTGGATGCCGTCCCGTGAGGCGCTGCGGCGGCAGATCACCCGATACTGCGCCGGGGAATACTGGCTGTGTCCGCTGTGCGAGGCCGTGGACGGGAAATATGCAAGACGGGAGGAAGAAAGTGGAAGTGATCATGACCATCGGCCTTGCGCCGGTGACGAAGAAGAATAGCCAGCAGATCCTGAAAAACGACGGAACGGGGCGCCCCTTCATCGCCCCCAGCCGGGCGTACCGGGAGTACGCCGAGGCGGCGGCATGGTGTCTGCGGACGTATCGGCTGGAGACCATACGGCAGCCGGTGGAGGTGAAGGCGCTGTTTTATATGCCCACAAGGCGTAAAGTGGATCTGACAAACCTGTTGGAGGCGCTGGATGACGTGCTGGTGGAGGCGGGTGTGTTGGAGGACGACCACAGCGGCATTATCGTCAGCCACGACGGAAGCCGGGTGCTGTATGACAAGCAGCACCCCCGGACGGAGGTGAGCATAACCGCCTATGAATGATTTTGACTATGACATCGTGCAGAAAAAGCGTGTTGCAAGAGGTGCGTTTGCCCATGTAAACCGTAAGCGTGGGAAATGCAGATTGCCCAGTGATTATCTCACTGCGGCGCAGAAAAAGGAGATGAACGGAGCGGTGAAAACTTACAACATCACGCGGCCTATGCCGTTGGCTGAATTCAAGGGAATGCCGGACGACCTGCAGCGAGAATACCTGCGGAATATGCAGAGTTGTGGAGGGGCAGCTACATACCTTGCAGACGAGATGGGCTGTTGCAGCGCCACCATCAGAGAATATGGAGAAAAGCTGGGCGTGCCGTTTGTGCGAGGTGGTCGGAACCTTGACTTGTGGCAAAAGAAACTATCGGAGTGGCACACAGCCGAAGTGACGGCAGCAGAAACGCCGGAGAAGCAGACCGACGAAATTGCCCCACCCGCAAGGGGTGCAGAGCTGCTGCACGCACGGCTCACTATCCGGGGAGACCGGGAAAGCGTTTTGCAAAATCTACGCCTGCTTATGCCGAATGAATGTGAAGTCACGGTTGAGTGGTGAGAGGAGGAAAAAACTCGTGAAGGAGCATATTACCACTGGAGGGAAAACGCTTTGCTGGACTTGTAGAAAAGCGTATGGAGGATGCTCATGGACAGAAGTAGACTACACAAAAAAGGGCTGGCCTATACGATTTGAGCCGGTAAAGGGGTGGAATGCAATCCCGACAAAAAATGAAAAATACACATCATTTTTGGTGGTAAGTTGCCCAGAGTACGATCCTGATGATAGAAAGGAGGATACACATGACGGCAGATTTTGCGGGTATGGGGAAGCGCCTGCGGGAGGCAAGGGAGAAGGAACTTATGTCGCAGAATGATTTGGCTTTGGAATCTGGTGTAGCACCATCGACAATCAGCTATATTGAGTGTGGACACAGCACCGCATCGGTGTGGGTGCTGGCACATATCTGTGATGCGCTTGGGGTATCTATGCAATGGATGGTATACGGGAGAGGAAGAAAATGAGCAGAAAGAGCATATTTACAGTTGTCGGAGGTGCGGCCCTTGGGCTGCTGATTGCCGCCGGGATATTGTGGGTGGAGCCACTTGCCGCAGAAGCGGAATATGTGGAGGAGCAAGAACCTGTTTCCCCGCTGGTGGCGGAAGTAATCCGCCAAGAAACGCCACAGAAAGCCGCCTACACGCACGAAAGTACCATGACCGTGACAGCATACTGCCCATGCGAAAAATGCTGTGGAGCGTATTCAAACGGCTATACAGCCACAGGAGCGAAAGCAAAACAGGGCGTGACCATCGCCACGGACCCCGATGTGATACCGTTGGGGACAGAGGTTGAGATCGATGGGCATATCTACATAGCACAGGATGTGGGCGGCGCAATTAGCGGCGACCGCATTGACCTTTACTTTGATAGCCACGAGGACGCTTTGCGGTGGGGAGTGAGAGAAAAGATCGTGAGGTGGGCCGGATGAAAAGCCCCTGTGCGAAGGATTGCCCGGACAGGCTCCCCTGTGAGGCCTGCCGGAGGCGATCGAAGGATCTGGGCAGCTGCAGCCAGAGGATGGGCGGGCAGCAATGGCCCGGCTGCGTGGCGTGGATGGTGTGGTTCCGCCGGTGCTGGCAGATGGTAAGAGGGGAGGCCCCGGAGGCGGGGCGGAAAGGAGTATAGACATGGATGCAGTGGAGTTTATCCGGGAGAGAAACCGGATGTGTAAACATTTTCGTGGGTGTGCCAAGTGCCCTGCGGACGGTATGATATGCAGCACAATATGGGAGATGAATGACGCCGAAAGGCTTGTTCAGATCGTCGAGGAGTGGTCTGCTGCACACCCGCGTAAGACACGGCAGAGCGCGCTTCTTGAACAATATCCCTATGCAAAATGCGTTGATGGTATTTCGGTACTTTGTCCTGGATGGGTTGATACTTGTTTTTCTTGTCCTATTGATGGTAATAATAATGTTGATTGTAATACTTGTAGACACGAATTCTGGATGCAGGAGGTGGAGTGATGGAACGACTGACTGAAAAGCACTATCTTGGCACGGACCATTACATGACGTGTTCTGGTAATTGCAATGTGGACATGGATTGCATAGATTGCCCATCGTTTGACCGTCTGGTTGAACGCCTCGCAGCCTACGAGGACACAGGGCTGACGCCGGAGGACTGCGCAAGAGCGACTGAGATTGACGATATTTTGCTGGACGAGTATTACCCAATCGGAAGAATGCGCGAACTAATTAAGGCCGACAAGGACGGGCGCGTGGTGGTGCTGCCGTGCAAGGTGGGCGATACGGTGTGGGCCATTCTTGACGGCGCGAAATATGCAAGGGAATGTAAGGTTGACTTTGTGAATATCGGGAGTTTTGGCACAACTATTGTGTTTGTGGTAAAAGATGGGTTGAGAGAGCAGTACGGGGTTACCGCCGCTGCGTTCGTCAAAACCGTATTCCTGACCCGCGAGGAGGCGGAGAAAGCATTGGAGGCGATGAAGGATGAGTAAGGCTGTTATGCTGAGCGTCCGCCCGAAGTGGTGCGAGAAGATTTGCAACGGCGAAAAGACGATCGAGGTGCGCAAGACGCGGCCAAAGCTGGATACGCCGTTTAAGTGCTATATCTACTGCACGTTGCCAAAATATCCGCACGAGGACTTCATCGCGACGAACTATCCAATGCCACAGTTTTACGGCGGCGGCAAGGTCGTCGGCGAGTTCACCTGTGACCGGATATTTCCCATCAATGTTTTCGACAATGGTGGCATTCAGAACTGGTTTTTCGAGCACATGGAGCGATCTTGTCTTACATACGAGGAGCTTGCTGACTACATCGGCAACGGGAAAACCGGCTACGGCTGGCATATCTCCGACCTGCGCATTTATGATACGCCGAAGGAACTGATAGAATTTCACACTTGGAAAAAATGCAAATCATGCAGCAAAAGCGGGTACGAAAGCACAGCCTGTATCTATGATGAAAATTGCATGGTTCCGGTGGCGATTACTAAAGCACCCCAAAGCTGGTGCTATGTGGAGGCGATGGAATGAAGCTGACTATTATCTTCAAGGAAGAGATTGAGGAACACATGAAAAAGCAATTCGGGTCTTTCACGAATCCGCAAGTCTATGGTGTGAAATCCATACACATGGAAGGTGGGTATCTGTGTTCCACGGTTTGGGACACAAAACGGTGGAGGTTGGCTGATATTTCCAGATTTTACTGCGAGGAGGACTGAGAATGCTTGAAATTTGCCCGATGACATTAAAAGAGGCAAACGCCTATGTGGAACAACACCACAGACACCACGGGGCCGTAGTCGGACATAAATTTTCCATCGGATGCTCCAACGGGGAAGAAATTGTAGGAGTTGCCATTGTGGGTAGACCGGTGAGCCGACATCTGGACGATGGGTGGACGCTGGAAGTAAATCGACTATGCACGGATGGCACACGGAACGCCTGCTCTATGCTTTACGCCGCCGCATGGAGGGCGGCAAGGGCAATGGGCTATAAACGGCTGGTTACATACATACTTGACACAGAGGACGGCGCAAGCCTCCGCGCCGCCGGGTGGAAGTGTATGGGACAGGCTGGCGGATTGCGCTGGACGGGAAAGCGCAGGCCTGAGGTGGATTTATACCCGGCGCAGATGAAAATTAGATTTGAGAGGATGGATGACAATGGCTGAATTGAAACCCTGCCCGTTCTGTGGCAATACAAAAATTGGCGTTGTCAGGTCAAAGTACAATGGTGTCCCCTCTGGTGATGACGGTTGGCGTGCTGAGATCAAGTGCAAGTGCGGAGCCGACATGAAATTTTGGGCACTTAAAAAGTCTTGGGCAGAAGAAACCGCAATCTCAGCATGGAACAGGAGGGCTAACAATGGCTGAATACATTGAGCGCACGGAAGAACTCATGCTTGCCATGAACGCCGGGGCGAGAGCAATCGAAAACACGAAGCGTTATCACGGTGTTGTTTACACCAGGGATGTGTTCTCGGAGAGCCCACAGGAAATCCCATACTTGCAGGCGGCCAAAGTGTTGCGGGAAGTAAGCGATGCTCCCGCCGCTGATGTGGCCCCGGTGGTGCATGGGCAATGGATTGAGGACCATGATTATCTAAAATGCCCAGAGTGTGGCGTGATGGTTAAGTGGGATTTTACATTTTTCGATATTGGAAATTGGAACTATTGCCCCAACTGCGGTGCGAAGATGGACGGAGGCGACAACAATGAGGCTGATTGATGCGGATGCACTGGGCGTGGGGCGATGCAGCAGGGATGTATTGCCAGCGGACTACTGCGCCGGGTGGAACGGGCTGATAAGGTTATTAGAAAAAGCCCCCACAGTGGACGCTGTGCCGGTGGTGCATGGACGGTGGAATAACATGGACGGTTACAAGACGCGAAAAGTTTGCTCTGAGTGCGGTTGGGATGTCCCTGAGTACGGCAAATTTTACAGCTACTGTCCCAACTGCGGCGCGAAAATGGACGGAGGTAACGGCGATGCGGCTGATTGACGCTGACAAACTGCAACAGTTTCCCATTCGGGCGAACCGTTGTGACAAAGAACACGCCAACAAGCATTTTCTCAATGGCATCGAGTCTGTGATGGAGTATGCCGAGCAGCTCCCCACTGTAGACGCAGAGGTCGTGGTGCGGTGTAAGAACTGTACGAGCGGCACGATGTCAGATGATAATAAATACATAATTTGTTGTAGACTTGGCGTTGGTATGGAATTTGATGATTTTTGCAGCAGCGGCGAACGGAAGGAAGGTAAAACCGATGCTTGACGACTGCAAGTGGATGCAAGACGAGGTTTGCGTAAACGCAGATTGCCCGGCGTGTGCGGATTATTGCCCAGTGGCAAATACACCGGGCGTATGCAAATACGAGGAAAGGGGTGATAGCGATGCTAAAAAGGGCAAACGGCAGACCGGTGCCAAATAATCCGGCTAAGGCCTACGAACTGGGCCGCCTGGATGGCACCAAACAATGCATGGACAATGTTTCCTGCGTGCTGCTGGACAAGTTTGGATTCCATGTGCGGGAAGAGACGGCGGACGAGCACGACACCCGCAGCCTGGAATACTTACAGCAGTGCCTTGTGGAGCTGGTGGACGCAAAAAACAGCGGCTATGTGACCAAGAAGGATATTGCGGACGCTCTGCGGAGCGACTACAAACTGATAAACAACGCAGAGTAAGGAGGCTGGCATGAGCCGAAAACAAACGCTGCCGTATGATGTGCGGCTTGAGTGCATTGCCTATGTCAGAGGTTATCCACGGCGGGTACAGGCGTACAACGACGCACGGAGCGAGATACTGAGCGGCGGAAGAAGTGCAACAGAGGGTATGCCCCGCTCCCCCGGTATTGGTAGACCGGCCGAGAGCAAGGCGGAGCAGCTTGCCGCCATAGAGAACTGGCCGGAAACCAAGAAAATGCGGGCTGTTGAATATGCCATAGACCGATGTGGGCGGGATTTGGAGAGCGAGAGCGTTCGAAAGCAGCTTACACAGGGGATCATGCGCAACTGTCAGGGCAAGCATAAGTATTCCCGCAACAAGATTGTTGTTCCGGGGATAAGCGAAGCAACATTCCGCCGGAGAAAAGAAAGATTCCTGTTCGACATTGCTACATATTGTGGTTTTGCAGGAAAAGATGAGCCAAATTCCACCTAATGATGTGCTACAATAGGTACAGTGGATGATAAGGCATAGTCATCCACCCGTCTTTCCACTCAACCCGTTTCCTCCATCTTATGCGCCGCCGGTATTGGGCGCACCTTCTGGCACCGAAAGGTCATACCGGCACAAACAGCCTGTAGGGAAACCTATGGGCTGTTGTCATATGCCGTGCGCTCGTTGCACCCCACGATCAGGGGCGGGAGGTCGCACCTCCCACACGGCACAAATATATGCGGGCGGAAGCTGGGAGGAATCAGCTCCGATAGTAAAATTTCGGGTTCGCAGGTTCGAATCCTGTCGCCTGCACAAGAGGCCGGGTAGCACCCGGACACTGTGAGACCGCAATCGTCACGGCCTTGTGTAAAGGCCGGTGACCTGCGCCAGCAGGAGCCGCAGGTAATCTGGGCAGCTCCTCACGCCACGCTCCCAGTCCTCCAGCGTGCGGGTGGGGATACAATAACGGGTGGCAAAGGCCACCTGCGACAGGCCGGTGTGCTGACGGATGTCCCGGATCGTCAGGTGGGCGGCGTCCCAGAGACGCGCCAGCAGGTCGATGCGGTCTGCGGGTATGTCCGCATCTGGTGCATCGCCCCAGACGGAGGACAGCGACCAGTCGGAGACAAAGGCGTCTCGGTCGGAAGAAGAAAGCGCTGCGCTGAACAAGGAAAAAAACAGTTTGTCTGTCATTTTTAGGATCCTTTCATCGTCAAAATTGTAAAAAAGGAAAAGCACCGAAAACCGGTGCTTTTCCTGCGGTTGAAGGGTTTGTCCTTCTTGCTATTTCAACCCACGGCGGCAGGATCGAGCCGCACCAGATGCAAGCGCCTCCTGCATCCGACAGAAATAGTTTACCACGCTGCACAGGAAGTGTCAAGCACCATCATGACCGTGTTCCGCCCGCCGGATATGCGGCGTTTTCAAGCTCCCACCGCTCTTCCTGCGTCAGGGTGCTGGCGATCATGTCCGCGATCTGCTGCTGGGTCTTGTACCGTACCGCAAGTCCGACCTTCGTGACGTCATCGTCGTGGTAGACCGTCCATTCCTCCCGGTCCCAGTGGTACTTGCACCAGACATCGCCGGTAGACTTGTCGTAAAAAATCTCCGCATACTCCCCCGTGCGGGAGCCGAGCCCCTTGGTGGCGTTGGAGGCGTTGGCCAATGTCTCCTGGTTGATGTTCCGTCCGTGGGTGTTGATCTCCATGCTCCGTTCCTCCTGTCGAAAATTTTCATGGGCGGGGTTGGTCGGGTCAGCCCCGCCCGCAGCGTACCTGCGATCAGGCGGTCAGCTCTGCTGCCGTAGCGGCCACGCGCTCCTCGGCGGCGCGGATGCTGTCCGCCTTGCTGTAGGTGTGGGCCACCGGGTCGTCCCGGTAATCGTGTGCGGCGAAGGCGTCCGCTGCGGACTTGCTGTCGAACCATGCCTCACGGCAGAAGCTGGATCCCCATACTGCGTAGGTGACGGAATAAAAAGTCTTTTTCATGATATTTTCCTTTCTGCCGCTGTGCGGCTACCCTGTCCTTTGATCTGTCTATATAATACCACGCATTGCGTGGTTTGTCAAGGGGGAAAATTAAAAAATGAAAAATGACACAAGTTTGCACATATTTTTCCGGGAGCCAGCATGGGACAATAGAGCTGGCGGAAGCCCAGATCGCCAAAAATTTCTATGCGGCATAGGTGCCCCGTAAGGGGAGACCACAGCGAGTGACGGGGACTTTCCCTGAAGCGCTAAAGCAGGGCAGGACTGCAATGCCGCACCAAAAGCGGAGAGCCGCTGCCGTGGGCAAATGGCATAGCGCCTGCCCGGAAGTGCGGCTATACCGCTCAGAAGTGAGCTGTGGAAAAGACATTGCCACCTGCTGGCAAACTGTGTAACCCATGTTTGAGAGCTTCCAGAAGGCCGCATGGGAGGGGAAAGACTGTTACTGTAGCCAAGGGGTGGGGGCTGGTGACAAAACAGGAGGAAAGCATGGAAATCACAAAACGGCGGCTTGCGGATATTGTGCCGTATGCCGGCAACGCAAAAAAGCATGATAAACGGCAAATCAACAATGTTGCGGAGAGCATCAAGCAGTACGGCTTTGTGCAGCCGATTGTGATTGACCGCGACGGCGTGATTGTAATCGGCCACTGCCGCGCTCTGGCGGCAAAAAAGCTGGGCATGGAAGAAGTGCCCTGTGTCTGCGTGGACGATCTGACACCGGAGCAGGTAAACGCCCTGCGGCTGGTGGATAACAAGAGTAACGAGAGCGACTGGGACTTTGACCAGCTGGCTGATGAGCTGCCGGAGTTGGATTTGTCGGCATTTGATTTTGACTTTTCTTTTCCGGAGCTGGACGAATCCGAAATTGAAGAAATGACCAACGAGCAAAGAGAGCAGGAGTTCCGGGAAAGGATGGAGCGTGGAGAGCTTTCAGACGATGATGAGGACTATCAAACTTTCCTTGAAAAGTTCGAGGCGAAGAAAACAACGGACGATTGCTACACGCCGGATAACATCTACGACGCAGTAAGAGATTGGGTGGCTGAGAAGTACGAAATTGGCAATGCCGCGATTGTGCGCCCGTTTTATCCGGGCGGAGATTATAAAAGCGAGAAATACCCTTCCGGGTGTGTTGTGATAGACAATCCGCCTTTTTCCATTATTTCAGAAATCTGCGAGTGGTACACAAGCAAGAGAATCAACTTCTTTCTGTTTGCTCCGGCGCTTACGCTCCTCGGAATTATGCGCGGATCGGCAAACTATGTGGCGTGCGGGTGCGGAGTTGTGTATGAAAACGGCGCGTCTGTCAATACGTCGTTTGTTACCAACATGGGGGGCAATAAGATTGTCGCTGCCGCTGATTTAAGAGAAATACTGGAGGACGAGAACAAAAAGAATCTTAAAAAGTTGCACAGAGAACTGCCGAAATACTCATATCCAGACGAGGTTTTGACATCAACGATGCTGTGTTATATGGCAGCTCACGGCGTAAGCCTTGAAATTAGCGAAAGAGATGCACATTTTATCCGCGCGCTTGACGCACAGAAAGCGTTGGGGAAATGCTTGTTCGGCTCTGGCTTTTTGCTATCAAAAAAAGCCGCTGCGGAAAAAGCCGCCGCCGAGAAAGTAAGAGTATGTAATACAAACGTGTGGGAACTTTCCGACAGAGAAAAGAAAATCGTGGCAGGGCTTGGGCATGACGATTGAAGAAGCAAAGGCAATTATAGCCAAAACCAGCAGCCCGTATTTGAAGCGGGACATGGAGAAGTTTATTAAACGCCAGCAGAGAAAGGAGGACGCGTATGGCAAGGCCAAGAAAGGAAATAGACCAGAAGCAGTTCGAAAACCTCTGCGGCCTGCAATGCACGCTTGAGGAAATCTGCGGCTGGTTTGATGTGACCGATAAAACACTGGATAGTTGGTGTAAACGCACCTATCATGCCAGTTTTTCCGAGGTATTTAAACAAAAGCGAGGAGCGGGGAAAATTTCACTGCGTCGGAGCCAGTGGCAGCTTGCGGCAAAGAACGCAAGCATGGCTATTTGGCTGGGGAAACAGTACCTTGGGCAGCGCGATATTGTGGAGATGGGGTTGCCGACTGACAACACGCAGGATGACGCATTGAGTGTGAGTCTGCGTGAAATGGCAGAAGGGTTGGAGAGCGATGATTAGCCCGAAGCAAGCAAAAATCCTTGCTTTCCCCTATTCCAAGTATGACGCGCTGATCTGCGACGGCGCCGTGCGTTCCGGCAAGACCTCCATCATGATGTGGGCGTTCGTCCGCTGGGCGATGGAAAATTTCAGCGGTCAGCGCTTCGGCGTGTGTGGCCGCACGGTGGATAGCTGCACAAAGAACATTATAGTGCCGTTCACGGCGATGAGCCTTGCAAAAGAACGTTATCTCATCCGCTGGCGGCGCGGTGACAAGGTGATGGAAGTGCGGCGCGGAGCCGTGACGAATTACTTTGAGGTGTTCGGCGGCAAGGATGAGGCCAGCTATACGCTGATCCAAGGCCGCACGCTGGCGGGGGTGCTGCTGGACGAGGTGGTGCTGATGCCGCGTTCGTTCGTGGAACAGGCATTGACCCGCTGCTCGGTAGATGGTGCAAAACTGTGGTTTTCCTGCAACCCGGGAAGTCCACAGCATTGGTTTTATACAGAGTGGATACAGAGGAACAAAGAGCGGAACGCGCTGTATCTGCATTTTGAAATGACGGACAACCCCGGTCTGTCGCAGAAAACGCTGGAGCGGTATCAGTCGATGTTTACGGGCGTGTTTTATGATCGTTACATCCGGGGACTGTGGGTGCTGGCCGAGGGGCTGATCTATCCCATGTTTGACGAGAGCTGCATTGTGGACGAGCTGCCGGAAAAGGGAGAATACTATGTTTCCTGCGACTACGGAACACTTAACCCGTTTTCTGCAGGACTTTGGTGCTGGGACGGCAAGTCGGCCACGCGCATCCGCGAGTATTACTATTCCGGGCGCGAGAACCAAAAGAACAAGACAGACGAGGAATACGCTGACGAAATTAAAAAGCTCATTGGCGAGGCGGATGTCAAAAGCATTATCGTTGACCCGTCTGCCGCTTCGTTTATCGAGGTCTTGCGGCGGCGCGGTTATATGGTCCGCAAGGCCAACAACGATGTGACAAACGGGATTATGACTACGGCGCGGTTTTTGCAAGACGGCATTCTTAAGGTGCATCGTGGCTGCAAAGACTGCATCCGCGAGTTTGGGCTATATCGGTGGGACGAAAAATCCGCCGACGACAGGCCAATCAAGGAAAACGACCACGCAATGGACGAAACGCGCTATTTTGCCTATACGATTTTGAAAAATAAGGCGTATAAGCGCGATTACGTCCCCATTTGGAGCAGATAGGAGTGAGAGGCTATCAAAACTTACAATGACCTTGTTGCGGTCGGAGAAAGTGACCAGGCGCGGATTGGGTTTATTCGCGGAGCAATCAACGAGCATCGAAGCTCACACGCATACAAGACGGCGGCGGATGCTGAGGAATATTACAATGGCCTGAATCCGACCATTAACCGCTATGAAAAGATCATCTACGATATGCAGGGCCGTGCCCACACGGATATGTGGACGGCAAACCATAAGCTGGCCAGCCGTTTCTTCGGCCTGGCGGTGGATCAGGAAGTTTCATATCTGCTGGGCAACGGCGTAACCTTTGCGGAGAAGGAAACGCCGAACAAGCTATGCCCGGACTTTGACCAGGAAGTCATGGATGCGGCGCGGGCGGCGAAAATCGCAGGCGTATCCTTCGGCTTTTGGGATCTGACGCATCTTCGGGTGTTCTCCCTGCTTGAGTTCGTCCCCCTCTATGATGAAGAGGACGGCGCGATGAAAGCCGGTATCCGGTTCTGGCAGGTGGCACAGGATAAGCCTATGAGAGCGACGCTGTATGAGATCGACGGCTTTACCGAGTATTTCCAGCCCAGCGGCGAGGATATGGCCGTCATGCAGCCAAAGCGCAGCTATAAGCTGATCGAGCGCAAGGCGGAGGTCGGCGAAACAGAGATTTACGACGGCGGGAATTATCCGAGTTTCCCCATCGTACCGCTGAAAAACAACAAGCGGTGTCTCTCCGAGATCGTCGGCAAGCGCAACACCATTGACGCGCTCGACCTTGCGTCCTCTAACATGGTTAACAATGTGGACGAGGGCAATCTGATCTATTGGGTGCTTTCCAATTGCAACGGCATGGACGATCTGGACGACGCGAAATTTGTGGAGCGCTTGAAAACCACCCATGTTGCCCACGCCAACGGCGACGATGGCGCGAAGGTGGAGAGCAAAACCATCGAGGCCCCGTATGAGGGCACGAGCAGCACCATTGATATGCTCAAGAAAAAGCTGTACGAGGATTTCCAGTGCTTTGACGCGGCGGCGGTATCTGCCGGGAACCAGACGGCGACCGCAATCAAGGCCAGCTATGTGCCGCTGGACCTGAAAACGGATAAGTTTGAATTCGAGGTCACGCGGTTTATTGTGGAAATCCTGCGTCTGGCGGGCATTGAGGACAAGCCGAGCTACACGCGCAATCAGATCATCAACAAGAGCGAGGAAACGCAGAACATTCTTCTGGGTGCGGCGTATTACGATGACGAATACATCACAAAGAAGCTGCTGACGATCAACGGTGACATTGACCAGTACGAGGACATGGCAAAGCGGAAGGCTGCAGAAGAGATTGACCGGAGCTTTGCGGAACCGGATGCGCCGGAGGTGAACGGCGATGGCGAACAGTGACCTCGGACACCAGCTGACCGACAAGGAACTTGCAAAGCTGGAACGGCGCATTGCGAAGTTGTACCGTGAGGCTGGGGAAGAGATGCAAGCTACCATAGACGCATACTTTGAGCAATTCAAAAAGCGCGACGAGGAAATGAAGGCGCTGATCGGCACCGTGCAGAACGGCAAGGAATGGACGGAGGCCGACTATAAGCAATGGCGGCTCAACCAGATCGGGCGCGGGGAACGCTATCAGGCCATGTGCGATAAGGTGGCGCAGAGGGCGACCGACGCAAACGCTGTGGCGGTTTCCTATACCAACGATGCGACGCCGGGTATTTACAGCCTGAACCGCAATTATGCGGCTTACACTATTGAACAGGTCGCTGGGAATATCGGCTTTGACCTGTGGGACGAGCAGACGGTAAAGCGGCTTATAATAGAGCAGCCGGACTTAATGCCGTACTACCCAAAGGACAGGGCACTGAAACGCGGTATCGACCTTGCGTATGGCAAGAAACAAATCACGGCAAGCGTCACCAGCTCCATCTTGCAGGGAAAGAGCATCAAGCACATGGCGGATGATCTGCAAAAGCGCATTACCACCATGAGTCGCGATTCCGCCATCCGCACCGCCCGCACAGCCGTGACCGGCGCACAGAATGCCGGACGCATGGACAGCTACGCAGCGGCGGAGAAGATGGGGATAAAGCTCAAAAAAGAATGGTTGGCTACGCTGGACGCGCGTACACGCCACTCTCATGCCATGCTTGACGGCGAACAAGTGGCGCAGGACAAGAAGTTTTCTAACGGTTGTCGTTTTCCAGGCGACCCACAAGGACCACCGTGGGAGATATATAACTGCCGCTGTACGCTGATTGCCGCCGTGGATGGGGTAGATACATCAGACGGGCTGCGTAGGACACGCGACGGGCTTATATCTGACATGACATATGCGCAGTGGGAAGCATCGAAGCAGGGATACAGCGGCAAACAGTTATCCCCATATCACATGGGGAGCGAAAAATCTGCAAAGGATGTTACGAAGAAATACATAGATTCCGCCAAGCCCCGCATGGGTAAGGTGCGATACGAGAACGGATACCGCATAAAAGGGCACAAGACCGAAATCGAAGTTGCAAACCAACTCAGAGATCAATTCGGCGGGAAGTTCGTGCTGTTGAAGGAAGCGAATGCGCAGGGGATAAAAACGCCGGACTACCTGTGGCGCGGTAAACAGTGGGAATTGAAAAGTATATCAACAGCGAAAGCGGCAGATATGGCGATTCGAAAAGCCACAAAGCAGATTGCAAAAACTCCTGGAGGGGTTGTGTTACAGTGCACAGGATCCATCAATACCGATGAGCTTATACGCATTGTAGATGATAGAGCAGTTCGCAGCGTGGTTAGCACTGGGTTCGGTTTTGATGTGATTGCATTGGAAGAGAACGGTTCTCTCCTATTCGCACGAAGGTATAAAAAATGAGCCGCCCCCCCTCCAGTAACGGGAAGAGGTTCGGCTCGAAAAACGGAAACATAAGTTTCCTCACTGTCAGTATATGCAATCCCCGTAAAAAAGTCAAGAGGTATTTTGTGATGAGCGTTGAAATCACCGACAACAGCAAAGAAGTCTCTGCTGCCATCAAAGCGGCGCTGCTGCGCGGGCTTGAAAAATGCGGGCTGGTGGCAGAGGGATATGCGAAAAAGCTGTGCCCCGTGGATACCGGCAATCTGCGCAACAGCATTACCCATGTGGTAGACGAGCAGGAACCGGCGGCAATCATCGGAACGGATTCTGAGTACGGTGCGTATGTGGAATTAGGAACCGGCATTTACGCCGAAGGTGGCGGCGGACGGCCTACACCGTGGGTGTATCAGGACGCAAAGGGAAATTGGCATTACACGCGTGGCAACAAGGCACAGCCGTTTTTGAAACCCGCTGCCGCCGACCATGCCATCCAATACCGGAAGATATTGGAGGACGAACTGAAATAGGAGCTAATTGCTTACAAATTGTATGCAGTTGGCTCTTTTTGTTAATTACCGCAAAGGACAGCGGTTTTTATAAAACTATCGTTTCCGAAGGAACGGAACCGAAGAAAAGGAGATAGTGTCATGGCACTTACACGAAAACTTTTGAAGGGTATGGGGCTTACCGATGAGCAGGTTGATACCATCATCGAGGCGCATACCGACACCGTGGACGGCCTCAAGGCGGATGTGACCCGCTACAAGGCCGATGCGGAGAAGCTGCCCGGCGTTCAGAAGCAGTTGGACGACCTCAAGGCAGCGGGTGACGGCGGTTACAAGGAGAAGTACGAGAAGGAACACTCGGCCTTTGAAGCCTTTAAGACCGACATCACGGCAAAGGAAAGCAAGGCGGCAAAGGAAAAGGCCGTGCGTGCTTACTTTGAGAGCAAAAACATCACCGGCGCGAATTTGGACCTTGCCATGCGTGGCTGCGGCGAGGAAATGGCCGCATTGGAGATGGACGGCGACAAGATCAAGGACACCAAGAGCCTTGATGCGCTCGTAGACGGCACCTACAAGGGGCTTGTCTCCACCACGCAGACGCACGGGGCGAATCCCGCCAACCCCCCGGCAAACACCGGCGGCGCAAAATCCCGAGAGGACATCTACAAGAAGGACGATAAAGGCCGCTATGTGATGTCTACGGCGGAGCGCCAGAAAGCGCTTGCCGATCTGATGGCAAGCGAAAACAACTGATTTTTTGAAAGGAGCTATTTATGGCTGCGAAAACTAATGTAACAACTTCCGCGCAGTTTACTACTTCCGCACGCGAGGTGGATTTTGTGTCCCGCTTTGCTGACAACTGGGACGCGCTGCGCAACATCATGGGCATCATGCGTCCCATTCGCAAGGCCCCCGGCACGAAGCTGGTTTCCTACAAGGCCAGCGTGGACGGCGGTCTCAAGGGCGGCACCGTGGCAGAGGGTGACGAGATCCCCTTTACCAAGATGAAGGTGGCGCCTGTTGCCTATGGTGACATCGACATTTCCAAGTATGCCAAGAGCGTGACCATCGAGAGCGTGGCAAAGTACGGCGCTGACGTTGCCGTGGAGAAGACCGACGAGGCTTTCCTCGTGGCCCTGCAGAACAAGGTCCTGACCGACTTCTACACCTTCCTCGGTACCGGCACTTTGAAGGTGACCGAGAAAACGTGGCAGCGTGCTCTGGCTATGGCTAAGGGCAAGGTGCTGGACAAGTTTGCCGGTCTGGATAAGGACGTGACCGAGGTGGTGGGCTTTGCCAACATCATCGACGCTTACGATTACCTGGGCGACAAGGAGATCACCGTGCAGACGATGTTCGGCATCAACTACGTGGAGAACTTCATGGGCTACCGCACCCTGTTCCTGCTGCCCGAGAAGTACATCGCCTCCAAGAAGGTGATCGCTCTGCCCGTGGAGAACATCGACCTGTACTATGTAGACCCGAGCGACAGCGACTTTGCCAAGCTGGGGCTGAATTACACCGTGAAGGGCGAGACCAACCTGATCGGCGTCCATGTTGACGGAGATTACAGCCGCGCCACGGGCGATATGTACGCCATCATGGGCATGAAGCTGTGGGCTGAGTATCTGGACGGCATTGCCGTGGCTACCGTTTCTGTGGCCGGCGCGGGCTAAATAGGAGGGCAGCGTAATGCTTGAACAAGTCTTACGGCACTTGAACAACTGGTTCCTTGTGGAGATTCACGAGGGCACGTTCGCCGTGGAGAACGGCAGCATTGCGCTGCCCTTTCTCCTGACCAATCAATATTTCCGCATCTGCGGCTCTGTGTTTAATGACGGTCTGCATCAATATCCGGCGGCTGACCTTACGGATGAAACCTTTACCGGAACGGTGTGGGTGTTGGCTGTTCCGAAGGCTGTGGTTTTGCTTGCCGAAGATATCGCCGCGTGGGAAGAAAAGAACGGTGAAGCCGTTTTAAGCCCGTACACGAGCGAAAGCTTCGGCGGGTACAGTTACACAAAGGCAAGCGGCGGAAATGCCGACACGAGCGCCGGGACGGGCTGGCAGGGCGCTTTTAAAGGCCGGTTAAATGACTGGCGCAAGCTCAAGGGGGTGGAACCGTGAGTTTACTGGACGATTTTGCCCACAAGTGCATTTTGATGGAGAAAAAGCGCACGCCTGACGGAGCGGGCGGCTACATCACCGCATGGGAAGAGGGAGCGGAGTTCCTCAATTACCAGTCTCTTGACACATCGATGGAGGCGCGAAAAGCGGAAAAGGACGGTGTTACCTCGGTATATTCCGCACTGGTCAATCAGCGCGTTCCCATCGAGTACAACGATTATTTCCGCGATACGGAAACGGGGATTACCTATCGTGTGACCTCGAATCCCGAGGAAAAAGCTGCGCCAAGGTCTGCGGGGGCGACCGTCCGAGCACTGAAATTCTTCACCGCCGAACGAAAGGAGCTGCCGAAATGACAAAGGACAAGGCACTCCATGCGTGGTTTTCCCAATTCCTCCCGTCGTATCCGACCTCGAATGTGCCGGAAGACGCGACCTTTCCGTGGCTGACCTATGAGCTTATCACCGGATCATGGGAGAGCGGCGAAATCGCGCTGACGGTCAGCCTTTGGTATTACACCGAGAGCGAAGCGATGCCCAACGCAAAGGCACAAGAAATCAGCGACGCAATCGGCATGGGCGGCTGTATGGTCGCCTATGACGGCGGAGCAATGTGGATCAAGCGTGGCTCCCCGTGGTGTCAGAACATCGCGGACGAAAGCGATAAAAACATCAAGCGAAGGTATCTCAATATCACGGTAGAATACCTATCGCAAAACTGATGAAAGGAAGAAAATATGAAATTCACTAAAATTCCCTCCGATGCATTTCAAAAGCTCCAGATCAACGCCGGTATTTTGACCACTGACTTTACTCCCGCCACCGGTACCATCGGTGAAGCCGGTCAGATCGGCGCAACCACCGGCGGGATCAATTTTACCGCCACTCCGACCTATACGGACTTTGGCGAGGATATCGACAACTGCCCCAAAAACATGAAAGAGCTGAAGCGGCTCGAATCGTGGGAAGTGAAAATGGCCGGCACGTTTGTCAATGCGTCCACTGCGATCGCAAAGAGCCTTTGCGGAGCTGCTGACATTGACACGACCGACGCCACAAAGATCACGCCTCGAAACGACATCAAGGATGCGGACTTTGACGACATCTGGCTTGTCGGCGACTACTCCGACAAAAACGGAGACACCAACGGCGGCTTTATTGCGATCCATATGTTGAACGCCCTCTCCACCGGCGGATTCCAGATGCAGACCGCCGACAAGGCAAAGGGGCAGTTTGCGTTTGAGTACACCGCTCACTACTCTATGAGCGCACAGGACACGGTTCCCTTTGAAATCTACATCAAGGCCGGTACGGCGGAGGCGTAACACCATGAAACTATCAAAAATTAAAGGGGAGCGAGTGTTTGATGTTATCGCAGACATTATCGATCCTATTGCCAACATAGCCGAGGATAAAGAATCTGCAGCGTTGTTTCAGCGGCAGAAGCTCCCGGATGGCGTAAATGCAAAGGACTTTGTATTGGCAAGGGTTAAGAAATCTGCTCCGCTGCTTTTGCGTGGGCACAAGAAAGATCTGATCGCAATTTTGGCGGCTGTGGAAGGCGTGCCTGCAAAAAAATATGCCGCCGGGCTGACGCTTGCCAAGTTGTTAGTTGATGTTACTGAGCTTATGACGGACGAGGCCTTTACAGACCTTTTTACATCTGCGCAGACCGAGACGGCAGAAACGCCGTCCGGCTCTGTGCAGGAGAATATCGGGGAAGCCAAAGAGTAAAGCCATTTCTGTCATACTGTGTAGCGCGGTATAAGCAGGATGCAGAAGAAAAAGCATATCGAATTTATGCTGCTGACCTGCTTAAAGTAATATGCGAGCGATGCGCGGGCGTGTCAATCGATAAGCGATATATTGAAATTATAGATGTGAGCAAAAAAGACAACCGCTCCTGTGAAGAAATCACCAGCGATATTGTCAATCGGTGCGGGTTACAAGTTAAAAAAGCCGCCCCGTGAAGGGGCGGCGGGCGAATATGCGTTACTTGAGGACATAATCAGAAATCATTCTTCCGATTTTCCCGATGTCTGTGCCTCCCTTAAACTCAAACTTTGCGACATAACCATTGGAGAATGTCAGAACAAGTTCGCTATCCGGGATGATTTCGGCAAATCCTGGGGTTTGCACGGAGAAAAACTGCACTTTCGAATAGGGCATAGAGCTGAAGGACTTGCGCTTTCCTGTAATCCCCTGTACATCAACCGATATGACTCGCTTGTTAGTAAAAATCAGCTGGTCGCGGACGGTCTTAAATGCGGCAGCGATTTCTTCCCCATCAATCAACAAGCCATTCACTTCGCCACGCACATCAGAAACGGGAATCGGCTTTAAGTCCCACGCAGAATCTTTGTTAAAACTTATCATAAATAATCCCTCCTTGCCGATAGCATACCATACTCCCAATGGAATGTCACGAATAATTTTCAGAATTTACAAAGAGAGCGAGGTGAACGCATGAATCTTCTTGATCTGTTTGTGAAAATATCTGTGCAAGACGAGGCAAGCGAAAATGTAGAGACATTATCAGGAAAATTCAAAAATGGGCTTGCCACTGCGGCTAAAGTCGGCGCCGCAGCTGTAGGTGCGGCTGCTACCGGCATTGCTGTGCTTACGAAAAATGCGCTTAACAACTATGCTGAGTATGAACAGCTGGTCGGTGGCGTTGATACGCTATTCAAGGATAGCTCTGCAAAAGTTCAAGAATATGCAGCAAATGCATATAAGACTGCTGGCCTATCCGCTAACGAATATATGGACACAGTTACAAGTTTTTCTGCGTCCTTGCTGCAATCGCTTGGCGGTGATACAGAAGCTGCGGCAGACATGGCTAATGTTGCAATCACGGATATGTCTGATAATGCCAATAAAATGGGCACGGATATGGCATCTATCCAGAACGCCTATCAGGGGTTTGCAAAGCAGAACTATACCATGCTTGATAACCTGAAGCTTGGCTATGGTGGAACAAAAGAAGAAATGCAGCGCCTTATTGACGATGCAAACGCTCTAAACGCTGCCCAAGGTAAATACACAAATTACAGCATTGAAAGCTATGCGGATATTGTCAGCGCAATCCATGATGTTCAAGTTGAAATGGGCATATACGGAACAACGGCAGATGAAGCAAGCACCACCATCCAGGGCTCTGTTTCATCCATGAAGGCCGCATGGGTCAATCTGCTGGTTGGCATTGCTGACGATAACGCCAATTTTAAGACACTTACAGAGCAGTTCGTTGATAGTCTTGTTACCGTTGGTGAAAATATTATCCCGCGTATAAATATCATCATCCAAGGGCTTACGCAACTCATAACAGAAGCGTCCCAGACAATCATTCCGCTGGCTGTGCAGATTTTGCTTGAAAACCTGCCGAGCATTGTTGCTGCTGGCATGGATTTAATCATTGCGCTTGTAAGCGGCATCCTTGACAACATCGATATGCTGATTGACTGTGTTCTGGAAATGGTTGATGTCATAGTCGATAAGCTGATTGACAACTTGCCGAAGCTGATAGATGGTGGAATCAGGCTGATTGCTGCACTTGCTAATGGACTGATTCGTGCCATACCGAATTTGGTATCGAAAATTCCCCAGATTATTTCGTCTATCGTGAAGGGGCTTATCAGCGGCATCCCTGCAATTTTCGATGTCGGAAAGAACATAGTCGAAGGACTTTGGAACGGCATCAAAAACATGGGTTCGTGGGTTTCTGGAAAAGTAAAAGACTTTTTCGGTGGAATTGTAGGTGGAGTTAAGGATTTCTTGGGCATCCACTCCCCGTCTAAAGTGTTCGCCGGTATTGGCGGCTTTATGGCTGAAGGCTTAGGCGAAGGCTTTGACGATCAATTCAAGTCCGTAAAAAAGGACATTGAAAACATCATGGACTTTGACGCTGGCACAATTACCGCAGATGCGAACATCAGCAGGCACTATACAAGTGGTTCTTACGGAGCAGCAAGCACAAGCTGGGGCGGCGATTCCGGAAAAATTGTAATGCTGCTGGAACAATATTTGCCTATGCTGGCAAATATGAAAGTCATCATGGACAGCGGTCAGGTTGTCGGTTTGCTTGCCCCCGGCATGGATGAAGAACTAGCCAAAATCAATGCGAGGAGGGCAAGGGCCGTATGATAGGAAAAGTATTTTTTGACGGAAAAGACACTTACACAGAATACGGCCTGCTGCTTGCAAGCAAGTCCATAGCTCTGCCGGAAGTCCGCACGAACATGATCGATGTTCCGGGCCGGGACGGTCTGCTTGACGCGTCCGAAGTGCTGACAGGAGAAGTCACCTATAAGAACCGCACTATTACACTGAAGCTCACCGGCGTGGACACGGTGAGCGGCAAGACATGGCCTGCTACGATTTCCGATTTCTGCAACAAAGTCCACGGCAAGCACGTTAAAATAACATTCCCCGAGGACACCGCCCATTTTTACAGTGGGCGGTGCTCCGTTGGGCAAGTGGAGCTTGTCAAAATGATGCAGACCATCCCGGTCACGGTTGACTGCGACCCGTGGAAATACAAGAACGCAAAAACCACTGTTTCCCGGTCTGATTTGGACACGGCGTATAAACAGCTTGCGCTACCGAATGAAAGCCGCCCTGTTATCCCAACAATCACGGTGGCGCAAGATACCGTATTGCTTTGGGGCGGCAACACAATCAACGTCAGCGCAGGGGATCACATTTTGCCAGCCGTTAGGCTTGCGGCCGGCAACAACATCTTGAAAGCCAAAGTCGCAAGCGGAACGGGAAGTATCACTGTGACGTATCAGGAGGCGAGTATGTAATGTATCAGCTAAAATACAAGGACTACATACTGCATGATATGCGCCTTGCGGATGAAAAACTAATCATCCGCGATCCTTCTGTGAAGCTGGCAGTAAGCAAGGCCGGGGAAATGTCCTTTACGGTGGACGCAGAACATCCCTATTTAAGCAATCTGCGCCGCATGAGCGGCCTTGTGGAGCTGCTGGACGGCACTTTGCCCATATATAGAGGGAGAATCACCAGTGATACAAAAGACTTCTATGGGGCGCACAAAATCGAAACAGAGGGCATTATGGCGGTACTGAATGACAGCATCATACCACCGTTCAACTTCCCAGAGGACTTTACGGAGGACGCTTCCTATAAGGCCGCCGCCGCAAGCGGGAATGTGGTGGAGTTTTTCTTCCGCTGGATTCTGTCACAGCACAATGCGCAGGTGACCGCAGAGCAGCAGATCAAGCCCGGCGTGATTACCGTGTCCGACCCGAACAATTACATTACCCGCAGCTCTGAGGAGTACGCCACGGCGATGTCCACGATATCCGACAAGCTGATTAAATCGGCTTTGGGTGGGTATCTCCTGATTCGATATGAGGATGACGGGAACTATCTGGATTATTACGCTGCGTTGCCGCTCACAAATACGCAGTCTGTGGAATTTGCTGAGAATCTCCTTGACCTTTCCAGCGAGACGGACGGAACAAACATTTACACCGCTATTCTGCCAGAGGGCAAGGACGGCTTGACCATCGAAGCGCTGCCAGATGGTGATTTGACAGATGACCTTGTTAAATCTGGGCTTACTATTTATAGCAAGTCTGGCGTGGCCACATACGGGCGCATTACCCGGCACGTCAAATGGGATGATGTGACCATTGCCGCTAACCTGCAGACCAAGGCTAAAGCGGCACTTGCTGACAATGGCCTGTCCATGCCGGAGACCATCACCTGCACGGCGGTGGATTTGGGCTGGCAAGATGGCATCCAGCATTTCCGGGTGGGCCGGATGACGGCCCTTTTCAGCACTCCGCACGGCTACAGCGCGTCCTATCCGCTGATGGAGCTGGCCCCGGATATTCTTGACCCCGGCAACACACAAATCACGCTGGGCGCTACCCAGCAAACCTACACGGGGGCGCAGATAGATGCCAAGCGTGAAACGGATAAACGCATCGAAAGCACACGGCAGGAGATTTCTGAGCGGGTGGACGAATCTTCAAGCCAAGTGATTCAGGCCACACACCAGCAGATTACCGATCTGCAGCAGAATGTCAACTCCATCATCCTGTCCGCTCTGGAAAACTATGTAGAAACCGGGGATTTTGACAGCTACAAAGAGGAGGTCAGCACAAAGCTGTCTGTGCTGACTGACCAGCTGAGCATTGACATCACTAAGGTAACCGAGCGCATTGACAAGGTGGATGGCGATCTGCAAAGCAAGTACAGCGAGATCACAAAGGCTTTCCGGTTTACGTCTGACGGCCTAATCATTGGCGAAACGGGCAATGAAATCCTGCTGCGGCTGGATAATGATGTGTTGCAGTTTGTCCGCAACAACACACCGGAGTTGCAGATCACCGCAGAGGGCGTGGAAGCAATGCGTATCAAGGTATCTATCCTCTGCATCGGAAACGTGGTTTGGACGGAGGACGAAAACGGCGATGTAATTGCCAGTTGACAGGAGTTGAGAACATGGCGTCCATTTACAGCAGCACAAACAAAGGCTGGCGCTTGCGTCTGGATTGGTCAATCACAGGCCAGTCTATCGCAGACAACAAAAGCACATTAAGTCTTGATTTGTGGGTATATGACGGAACCGGATATTCACAGAACGAGAGCAGCGGCGAAGCGTATTATATACTTCAGGGCGAAAAACGCTGGAATCCGTATAATTACAGTTCCACCGGATGGTACAAACTGGGCAGCAAGACTATTACAGTCAGCCATAATGCAGACGGCACGAAAAGCATTGCGTTGACAGCAGAGTGGGACTGTGGCTTTGACAGCTCCTACACGCCACGCCATTTGTCCTTGTCGGAAACGGTGACGCTGACCACCATTCCAAGAGCGTCCACGGCCACCACAAGCGGCTCCACGCTGGGGAAAACCTTGACCATCACCATCAAGCGGGCCAGCAGCAGCTTTACGCACAAACTCTATTACACCTGCGGCAGCGTCAAGGACAAACTGATTGCCGAAAATGTAGGCACATCGTACAGTTGGAACGCACCGCCTGTGTCTCTGGCACAGCAAGCACCAAACGCAGAGACTGTGGCGCTCACACTCACAGTAAAGACGTACAACGGTAGCACCTATGTTGGGGCGTGGTCAACGGCTGTTAAGCTTGCCGTGCCGTCAACCGTGGTTCCGTCCTTGTCTGTTGCAATCGATGATCCAACAGGTGTGTCCAACACCTATGGTGGATATGTCCAGCTTCGCAGCAAAGTCAAAGTGGATATCACCGCATCCGGTGTGCAGGGCAGTTCCATCAAGTCTTACAGTATCAAGGTGGGCAGCATCTACGCTGCGACATCGGCCAGTGGTACAACGGATTATCTGCCCGGTTCCGGCGAACTGATTGTTGCTTGCGCCGTTACGGATAGCCGAGGGCGCACGACTACAAAGACACAAAGTATCACTGTCCTCGCTTATAGCAAACCAGCAATTACTGCTATTTCTGCCGCCCGTTGCAATGCCGATGGAACAGCAAACCGGGCTGGCACTTATGGCAAGGTGACTTTCTCCGGGGCCATTACTTCACTTTCTGCTAAAAACACCGCAGCATATGCGGTGCAGTATAGGGAAGTCGGCGCTGAAGATTGGACTACGGCAGGCCGACCGGCGGCGGGAAACTATGATCCTGCTGATATTTCTGCCGTGTTTGCTGCAGACAAGAGCAAACGCTACGAGGTGCGTGTGGTGGCGACGGATGCATGGGAGGGTGTAGGTTCCTCACTGAGAGATCTGCCGGCAGCGTATGCCCTTTACCATCTGGCAAAGCATCTGCTGTCTGTGGGGCTTGGCCGTCTCTGCGACAAGGCAAACGCATTGCAAGTTGGGTTGGATGCTTACTTTGACAGGGATGTACAGATAGACGGTGCATTGGTGGTAGGAGGGACAACGCTGCTGGATTATGCTCACCCGGTTGGGAGTGTATACATCTCCACCTCTGCCACACATCCATCCGATCTTTTTGGCGGCGGGACATGGGAGCGCATAAAGGATGTATTCTTGCTGGCGGCGGGTGATACATTCGCAGCTGGTGCCACCGGCGGCGAGGCCAGCCACACCCTGACGACAGCGGAGATGCCCAGCCACGGGCACAACCCGGCCAATGAGCCAGGATACTACGGATTTATCACCAACAGCAAGAAAGCGTTCACCGTAGGCGACATGGGGTCGCAGAGCGGAAGCGGAAGATATTACCCCTATGCAGCGGCGGCATTTGACATCAGCCGCAACACCCTGACGGGCACCACCGGCGGCGGGAAGGCTCATAACAATATGCCGCCATATCTGACGGTGTATGCTTGGCGGCGAACAGCCTAATCGTCTCGCTGCGGGTCAGTGGAAAATGGGGGTGTAAGGAGGTGATACCACCTTATAACATAGCCCCAGAGGAGAAAGGAAATTACTGAATGGAAACAATCGTCGTAGCTATCATCACCGGCGGCCTGTCGCTGCTGGGGGTAATCATCACCAGCAACAAAACCACCCGGGATGTGCAGGCCAAGCTGGACACGCAGCAGGCCGTCACCGACACCAAACTGGACGAGCTGACCCGGGAAGTCCGGGAGCATAACAACTTCGCCCGGCGCGTTCCGGTGCTGGAGGAGCAGATCAAGGTCGCCAATCACAGGATAGCGGATTTGGAAAGACTGCCCAACCGCTGAGCCTCGCAAATCTATAGTATGAGGAGGTATATGTATGTATCGAGGTACAACCCCCACGCTGACATTCCGCCTGCCCATCGACACGGGGAGCATCACGGTTCTGTCCTTGGCCGTAGCACAGGCCGGACAGGTTAAAATCGAAAAAGCATTGTCGGATGTACAGCTGGACGGGAATGTTGTCTCCTGCACACTGACGGAAGCCGAGACCCTGTCGCTTACTGCCGGGAGAGGCATTGACGCAAAGATACAGCTCCGGGTGGGCGTAGGCGGTCAGCGCATGGCATCTCAGGTATTCACGGTGCCTGTGGAGCGTATTCTCCGGGATGGTGCGCTATGATCGAGTTTGACGTAGCGTTCCGGCCCGGCGATGACTTCGCAGTCACCTTCGGCGGGGAAGTCCCTCTGGATGCTGAGATGGGACAGGTGATGGAGGTGCTTGCTACCGAGGAGCGGACGGTGGAGCTGTCTATGCCCTCCGGCAATCAGGTCATCCTGCCCACCAGCAGCAAAGGCATGCGTAAGGTGACGATTCAAAAACCGGACACCCTACTGTCCGAGAACATCAAGAAGGATGTGGTGATCGGCGGCGTGACCGGAACTCTGGAGGGTGGCGGCAGCTTCAAGGCAGTGATAGAACGCACGGCTGTCAGCCCTACACTTCCGGGTGATTTGACGACCATTGGTTACAGTGCGTTTAGCGGTTGTCCCAACCTTGCATTAACCAGCCTGCCGTCTGGGGTAACAAGCATCAGTGACTATGCGTTTAATAATTGCCCCAACCTTGCATTAACCAGCTTGCCGTCTGGCATGACAAATATCGGTAGCTATGCGTTTCAAAGCTGCCCCAAACTTGCACTAACTAGTCTGCCGTCTGGAATAACACGCATCGGTTACTATGCGTTCAATGGTTGCCGCAACCTGGCAATAACTAGGCTGCCACCTGGGATAACGAACATTGGTTTCGGTGTGTTTGCTAATTGCACCGGGCTAACAAGTATTACATTCGAGGGAAACCCAAAGACCATCCACTCTTCTGCATTTAACGGGTGCTCCAACCTAACCACCATTTATGTTCCGTGGTCGCAGGGGCAAGTAGCAAATGCTCCTTGGGGTGCGAGCAAGGCCACCATCATTTACGATTATACGGAGAATTAAAAAAAGAAAGGAGACTGTAGTGAATGTACAATACCGACTAAACCGATAAACAAAGACTTGTCAACATTTTTTGTGTGCCCGAATCGGGCACGGAAAGGAGAAATTATGGAAACTTTTGGCATCGCAAGCGTGGCGGTCATCACCGTTATTACCTACCTCGTGGGGCTGGTGGGCAAGGCCAGCAGCATGAACGACAAGTGGATCCCCATCCTGTGCGGGGTCTGCGGCGGTCTGCTGGGGGCTGTCAGCTACTATCTGGCACCCATCCCGGACTTCCCGGCGGGCGACCCCATCACCGCCATTGCCGTGGGCATCGTCAGCGGTCTGGCGGCCACCGGCATCAATCAGGCTGTCAAGCAGCTCAGCAAGGGGGAGTGAGATATGGGTAAGCGCATCACTGACGCATATCCCATTGCCAAGGCGGGCGGTATCCCCATCAACACCAGCATCCCGGCCAGCAAGGAGACCTATGACCGGCTGGGCGGGCGGGACGTGGCCTTTGTGGTGCTGCACTACACGGGCAACGTCAGCGACACCGCCGAGGCCAACTGCAAGTATTTTGCAGGCGGCGACCGGGAGGCCAGCGCACACTACTTCGTGGATGAGGACAGCATCTACCAGTCCGTACCGGCCTGTGACCGGGCGTGGGCGGTAGGCTCTCCCGATCCGGTACATCCCCTCTGCCGCAACACCAACAGCATCTCTATCGAGATGTGCTGCTCCGGGAACTACCATGTTTCCGAGCGCACCAAGGCCAACGCTGCGGCACTGACGGCGGAGCTGTGCAAGCTGCTGGGCATCTCCGGCGTGGACACCTACGTCCTGCGGCACTACGACGTGACCGGGAAGTCCTGCCCCCGGCAGATGGCAGGAAAGAACAATGCGGAGTGGGAGGCGTTCAAGGCCAGCGTCAAGGCGCTGCTGAACGAGCAGCCCAAGCCCGCACCGACAACGAAGGAGGAGACGATCAACATGGAACTGCGTATGCTGCGCCGTGGCATGGAGGGCAACGATGTCCGGGCCGCCATGCTGCTGATGAAGGACAAGGGCTATTACCCGGATGCAATCTGGAGCGGCGACAAGCTGTTCGGCCCCAAGATGGAGGCTGGTCTGCGCCGGATGCAGGCTGACCACGACCTCGGCGTGGATGGCATCCTCGGTGCCGCCAGCTGGAATTTCCTGCTGAAATAAGGGGTAAAATAATCCACTGGAGGGCGCAGAGGACACCGCTACGCCGGCCTCACGCCCGTGCATAAACATCCGCACCTCCACGGCACACCGTGGGAAATGATAGATCAGCACAAAAGAATCCGCAAAAAACTATCCACTATGGCACCATGCCGCGCCACAGAAACAATCCGTGCGGTAGGGCTACCGGAAGACGAGGAAACCTGTGTAATTGACGTGGACATTTTTGGCCGCACCTGCGTACAGACGGCGGCAAAACTACATATCAGCGTAGATGGATTTTACAAATTGCGCCGCCGCGCATACCAAAAACTGGCGGATGCATTCAATTCCTAAAAGTAGCCGCGCCCTTTTTGGGTGCGGCTATTTTTCGTTTTTGCACACAATTGGTGTACACTGTAACTACATTATTGCAGAATCAAGGCAGAATCCGGGCAGTTTATTTGCCCGGATTTCTTTTATTATAGAGGCAAGGAGGCGGGAATATGTACGAGCGCTTAATCAAATGCGGGTTTACCGCGCAAATGGCGCAGGATATTTGCATTCTGTACGCAGACGATCCCCAGGGGCTTTTAGCATATGTGGAAATTGCTGAAAGCCTATATAGGGGTTGCAATCATGTATAAATATTTTAATCCAAATCCCTGCGGGAAAAACGTGTCCGATTGCACTGTCCGTGCGATCTGTAAGGCCACGGGAAAGGATTGGGGCGAGGTTTATCTCCGGCTGTGCATGCGTGGCTACTTGGACGGTGATTTGCCCAATGCAAACGCCTGTTGGGGCGCATATCTGCGGTCCTTAGGCTACCGGAGATACATCATACCGGACACTTGCCCGGACTGTTACACGGTCGGCAGGTTTGCCGATGAGCACCCGCGCGGGACATATATTCTCGCCCTCTCTGGGCATGTAGTGTGCGTTCAGGACGGGATCATCTATGACAGCTGGAACAGCGAGAACGAAATCCCGCTTTATTTCTGGGACAAAGAAACGGAGGAATGAACATGGCATATCCCTATTTCAACCCCTATTATCCACAGCCGATGCCGGACAACCTCATGCAGATGCGGCAGATGCAGCAGCCACAGATGCAGCCCATGCAGCAGCCTATGTCGCAGCCAGGGCAACAGAACCCCATCGCGCAAGGCGGCGTACAGTGGGTAAGCGGAGAGCAGGAGGCAAGAGGTTATCTCATCGCGCCCAACTCTGCCGTAGCGCTGTGGGATTCCACCGCCCCCACCGTTTACCTCAAGCAGGCAGACGCAAGCGGAAAACCGACGCTCAAGATTTATGACCTCGTAGAACGCACAGAAACGGCCCCTAACGCGCCGCAAAAGCCGGGCGTGGAATTTGTCACCCGCAAGGAGTTTGACGCGCTGGCGGCGCTTGTGGGC